TTAATCAGAGGGTTTGCAGGTTTTCGGATAAAAAACAAAGGCTACTGAAAAGTAGCCCTATTGGTCGGAGTGACAAGACATATTCGTGAAATTTCCTTTATTTAAAAGGGTTTTCAAGACTTAACAAGATAAAAGGTTGCATTTGGGTTGCATTTTAAATTAGTTCTTATAAACAGCAAAAACGCCCTCGGCTGAGTAACCGAGGGCGTTTCTAATGAGATACGTAGTTTTTGGCATCGGACTACGTAACATTATAATATCAATTATATTATGCTTTGTCAATAATTTATTTATAGGAATTAATCTTAGCATAGGCTACTCTGCCGGTCTTAACGACCTTAACCTTATCAACGCTTGCGCTGATATGCTTTTGGACGATTATTTCAGTTTTCGGCAGATACTCAAATTTAATTCCAGTAAGTTTTTTATTTTTATACAAATATGTTTTGCCTTTCAATCGGTAGTGCTTGCCGACGGTTGTTTTGTATGTAACCTTTTTCGGCTTATCAGCAACAACCTTGGTTGATGAAAGATAAGCTGTGCTTACCCAACCTTTAGCCGGAGATGAAATGTAAGACCACGAGCCACTGACTTTGGTAACAGTAACCTTTGTGCCTTTTTTAAGTCGAGTTAATACTTTTGATGATTTATTAGCTTTTGCTCTGACATTGAGCGACTGTGACTGAGTAGCAACATACTTGGTAACATTCTTCTTTGCTTTTGATTTTTTCTTTTTATAGTCATTTGAGAACACCCAATAATTAACTGTGTTGCCGTACTTTTTAAAATTTTTCTCACTCACAAAAACGGTATTGCCGCTAAGCTTAGCGCCTGCTGCGCTTCTGCTCGGTGTGTTAAATTTGCCAATATAAGAATAAGGGTCATAAACGGAAATAGAGCCGCTGTTGTAACCTACAAGCACAATGTAGTGGCCGGATGTAGTGAATAAACCGTAATTACAGGATGCAACAATAAAGTAATCAGATGCGCCGTCCTTGTTCTTATCCGTTTTCAAATAATTTAAGGCTTTATCAATATTAGAAGTTGTAGCATATTCCTTAAAATTAAAATAGTCAGCTACAAAAGACCAAGCCGACCACGCAGTACCGTTTGACTTAGTTCTATAACCGTTATCGACAAAAAGCTTTGCCATTGTCGCAGGCAAAATAGCACCTTTTGAAGAGCTTACAACCATTGCCGCAGAGGTCGGACCACAACCACTTGATTTAATCGTTTGCGTTTTGTTTTTTGAGCTTGTATAAGGTTTTTTCGCCCAACGGCTGTCAGCTTGATTATAATATGTAAGACCGGTACAAGCACCGAGAAGCGCTTTACCTTTTCCGGTATTAGTACCGTCATAGGATATATTTTCTTGTTCAATAACAGCGTCCTGCTCAATCAAGCTTTCATCAACAACAGTGCTTTCATCTTTAGGCTTTGCGATAATAGGTTTATCAGTGCCGACATCTTCGCCATTTTCAACTTCATCCTTAGTTTTTTCTGCCTCTGCCTTAACATCAGCAGAAATAGTAACTTCAGGTTCGGTTGTTTGCTCAACGGTAGTCGTTTCTGTCGGTTTTGTTGTGCTTTCGATATTTGAATTACAACCGCAAAAGATTGTAATAACCAAGAGTAGTGACATTATCACGGACATTATAGCTTTATTTCTTTTCATTGTTCTTAACCTCTTCCTCAATTTCTAAAAATGATTTAATAGCGTTTTTTACAGATTCAAATACTCGTTTGAAAAGTTTGTCGTAGCCGTACATTGCGCCGTAGGCAATGAAAAACGAGCCGACAATTGCGCCGACAATGATATACCAAACAAGCTTGAACGGTACAATCTGACTTGCCGCAATGACTGTTACGAGTGTTAAGAATAAGGAAACACCGAATACAATCAAATTATAAACGATATTTTCCTTATCCTTAAATACGGATTTGATGATTTCTGTAATAATTTGCACGGCTAAAATAAGTAATGCAATAACGATTAAAGATATACATAATGTTTTCATTTTTCTTTTACTCCTTTACTTCACAAAATGTTCTTTGCATAATTCTTCAAGGTCGTCTATCCTGTGATTCGCAACCTTAATATCGTTTTGAATAAGCGGAATTCTCTCGGCGAAATTATTATGCTTATCCACTTTCCTTTCAAGCTGTTCAATTCGATAATTTGTAAGCTTTGAGGCGGTAATAATTCCGCCGAATGTACCGATAAGCGTTCCCACTAAGCTTACAAGCGCTACTGCTATTGTATCTGTCATATCATCACCTCTTTGTCTTATGCAAGTTTCCAATTCTTGGAAGCTATAGCACTTTTCTGTTCGTCCGTCAATTTTGACTTCACATCTGTGTGTAGTGTTAATGTTCGTTGGCTTGTAACTGTTGCCAAGCCATCTATAATATTTTGGATTGATGCATCTGTCAATAGTGGTGAATTACCAAAAGAAATACTAAATTTAATGCTTTCAGGAACAATTTCAACATCTTCTAATGCTGAACATCCTGCAAATGTTTCACTAAAACATTCAGTATATGCGCCATCAGCTGCGTTGGTAAAATCAAGTGTCTTAATTGATTTTAAACTTGTACAATTTTTAAAAGCACGAATACACCATCTAACTATTGAAATATCTAAATCAATGCTTTCTAAAGCTGTGCAACCATTTACAAAATCTGTAAGATTATAAAAATGACTTGTGTCAACCATTGTTTTGTTAAGAATTGTAAGTGAAATACAATTTTGAAACATACTCGGCGCATTGATTTGCACAGCGGAATTCATATTAATCAATTTAACCTGAGCACTTGTTAATTTTGAACAGCCATTAAATAAATTAAATAGTTCTGTAACTGCACTACAATCCAACGTCAGAAACTTTTCCAAGTTTGAGCATCCATAAAACATCCCTTCCATAGTTGTTACTTTAGGCATATTTAGATTAGATACGGCTGTTAATTTTGAACAGTTTTGAAAAAGTCCTTTGGCTGTTGTAGCTTTAGGAAAACTTAAATTAGGCACTTTAGTAATTTGTGTTTCACCAAAAGTCCACGCTGCATTTGTAACATTGGGAAAGTTTAAATCCTCAGTACCTAAATCTGATAAAGAGCACGACCAGAACATTTCACCCATATCAGTGATAGTTTCATGATTGAACTTCGGTAATTGAGTGATTTTTGTACCATATCCAAACATTCCAAAGCCGTTTGTTATACTGTCAAAACTAAATTTTTGAATCACATCATCCGTCACTCTTGTATTCCTAAATGCATTAGTAAAATCTAAACCTTTTGAAAAGTCACCTGTATTTATTACATTGATTAATTTAGAACAATTATAAAAAATACTACTGAAATTTGTACCATTACTTGTGTTTATATTTGCTTCTGTTAAATTAGTACATTCTGAAAAAGCTCCACTCCAATCAATTATTTCAAGGCATCTACTATTCATAAAACGTGGAAAATAGTATAATCTATTGTTACCGGCAAATGCTTTGGGTTTGTTTTTTCCAAAACCAATAGTATCTAAAGCCCAAAATAGTTTATAACTTTCGTAATAGTCATTTGAAAATGGATAAGTGAAACTTCCACTACTTGTAACTCTATTTTCTTCACTTACAAATGCGACAGAATTTTCAATAATATACGGATAATATGTCTGCGTTTTTCCGCTTACATCTGTAATTTTCACATATGATATATCCTTATATAAACAACCGCCTGTATGAGGTGAACGAAAGATATTCAAATTACCTAACGCACTCAAATTACTCCACGTTATTTCATTTTCAGATTGAGTTTCATCTATAAATAATCTATTATTTTCGATTTTAGCAACGTGCCAATCAGTGTCAAATGGTATCCTTATTTGAGCTGTAGATGATACAGAAAACTGCAACATTGAATTATAGTAACCTAATAAAAAGGTATTTGTATTATTTTTCCAATTTCCACAAACCCAAGACTCACCGCTCGGTCTGTCGGTAAATCTGTATTTAATTTCAATACCTCGGATATCGATTATACTTTGCGGCAGTTCAAAATATGAATTATTAGAATTTGCCGTAAGGTAAGGAAGTTTTATTGTTGCGACGTCGTTCCCATTGTCACCAATTTGAATATCTTTTACCTTTTGCACCAATTCATCTAAAGTCAGATTATTTGTTGCTCCTGATTTAGATTTAATAGTATCAGCAAGAGTATCAAGCTTTGATTTACTTATAATAATCACTTTATCACTCATTAGCAGTCACCTCATTTGCCTCGGCTGTTGTCGAAGTGCCGTATTTTAAGTTGTCGCCGTTTTCAATATCAAGCGATAAAACACCATTCTCGAATTTCAATCCGTTGCCGAGTGTAACGGCTTTAAAATCGGGACGTCCGCTTGCTTTTTTTGCAGAATATATAAGAACGTCTGATGTACTACTGCTTGGGAGATTAGATATATAATAACCAATATCGTCAGCAGTACCCTGAGCGCCATATATCACTTGCCATAAGGTCGAATCGTACTCAGTAGCACCTATGGCGAATCCTAACTGCCCCGACCATATGTCAATAGAACTATATTTGTAATCGTAGTCATCAGGGATATTCTTACCAATATCACCGATATATACGATATCGCATAAGCATTCCGTTTCTGTTTTGCTGAATTTGAGGTATATTGTGTCGCCTTTATTCACCTTAATTTCAAGAGGAGTAAATCCTGTGCCTGCATGAGGATGACCTAAGCGGAAAATTCCGTTTGTGAAAAAGCTGTATTTGCCGTTAGAACTAATGGTACTTGACAAATCGCCGCTGTCGAGCACCATTGTTTTTTTGGTGATACTTTCAGCAAAATTAGAAATTGTTTTAGTGATTTTCTTTCTTGAATCTAACGGTCTACCGTATGTAAAATTATAATCCGATAAATTACTTAATAAGTCGTTGACTTCAAGCGTTGTGATATGGTTGCAATCAGCATTAAACCAATCTCCGTTGCTAAGGTCGTTAACATAAAAAGTGTTCTCGGAATCGAATACTTGTGCCTCTCCGCCCCGACCGGTAAGAATGAGTATGCCTGCGTATAAGTTCACAAGCAACCTTCCGTCCTCTTTTTTGCAATTTATGTCACTGTTAACGAAGTATAAACTGCTTTCCTTAAGGTCACTGACCTTGAAATCTTGGCTTAGAATTGTGGTAGGTCGGTTTTGGAGAGCGGTGTAATCTGCGACTTTGAGGATATCATCAATGCTCTTTTGAGCTGTTTTGCCATTAAAAACGCCCAACAAGGTATCATCCTTGTTAGGCGCTCCAATTGATTTAATTATATCTTTGAATTTTCTTAGTCCCATATAATACCTCCTTAATATGCAGCAGGATAAGTAGCTGAAAAGCGAATATGCGTAGCCTGCTGAATAGAAAGAGAACCAAACGAATAAAAAATAGCCTGTCCATCAGGATTTATCGCCACAGTAAATATTTCCTTGTTACTTGCAATACCAATAACTGATAGCTGATTTGCAGGTCGCATACCGACAGGCAATGTCAATATTGCATCCCCTGCTTGCGCATCGCCGTTTACGTCCTTATTAATTTGACAAGTAACCGTAACTGTAACTATTCCGTTTTTACGATAAAATTGACAATTGTAAAAATTATAAAATACAGCGCCAAAAGCAACTTGTGATTTATAATCTTGTAGAGGCTCAATTCCTATTGAAGAAAGAGAGTTTGTTCCTGTGCCGCCGTATTCAACAGGCAACGTTTCATTGCTTGAACTGAAAATATGCCGCCATATCACATTATGAGGGTTGTTTTTATTAAGCAAATGGTTTGAAAGCGTTGATATCGCTTTTTTCACTTTTCCCCAAAGCACACTTGAAGTTTCACCCGATTTAATATTTAAAAATCGACTTGCTTCCGCAAATTCAGGGACAGCATCACTCGACGATACATTTTCAACATTACCAAGCCCTATTTGTTGAGCAGTAACATTATGAGGATTTTCGTAATTTTCAGTATGTTTCTTAAATTGATTAACCGTAACAGTATCATAATCGCCTACAGCAACGGTTATATCGTCGGTATCGGTTATGGTAACGGTAACATATCCTACGTAAAGCGCAATAACACCCTGTTCCATTTTTTCAAGCCTTGCGGGTGCATTATCATAAGCATAAGCATAAAGAACCTCATTGCCGTCCTTATCTTCAGCATAAAGACCGTATTCGCACCAATCAAAGCTTTTAGGAATTTTAGAGGTGTCAAGCTCCCATTTAAGATTTAAGATATTTTGCTTTGTATTATCATAGGAGGTAAACGGTACACTTGTAACAACATTGCTTAACTCGGTTGCTTCTAAATAATTAGTTTTCTCAACACCGTCACCAAAAGCAACCTTAGTAAATTTAATGCTGTTACCATTAACCGCTCCGATATGCAGAGCCTTACCGTTATTAGTAAGTTTAAATGCAGTAAACATTTATTTTTTCCTTTCTATTCATCGAGAATCAGTATATTTCCGTCATCATCGAGAATTACGTTATTTTCATCATCGGCACAATACACAATTGTGTCATCGTTGTACTCTTCAACGCTTATTTGATTTCGTTCCTCGATTTTTGTAAGAAAACCGATTTTTAAACTTTCTTCGATTTCAGTTTTGCCGTTCAGCGTATAATTCACATTCATAGGCAACCACGTATCGATAAAATCTTTAATAAGCGGAATATCGACTTTATGAATATTGAGCCATATAGCAAGCTGATAAAATTGCTCTCTGCTGTTGTCAACAGTAAAATTATCTTTGCCGCAGTATTCTTGAAGCTTTGAAATAAATTGCGGCAAGGTCATACTTGCCACTGAATTCCATTGCAACAGCACCTTGTTTCTTCGATTTTCAATACTTTGGCTCGAAGTAGGAATAATTCCCAAAAGCCGCTCATATTTGGACAATACGGTTGCATCGCAATCCGAAATAAATGCTGAATCAAAATTCCAATCAACCGCTTTGTCAATACCCGAAACCTCAATATCGCCCGATTTGCAAAGCTGCTTGAATTCATAATATTCACGCAAAAACGGCGGCAAATATTCTAATAAGGTTTTGGTTTCATTATCTGTTGCCATTATGAAATCACCTCATCATTTATTTTAAGTATTCCGAGAGTGGCAACACTTATTTCGTCTAAAGTAACGCTTTGACCGTTATTCAAAGTGCAGGAAACATTTGTAATATAATTACTGCACTCGTTATATATAGCAGTTAAAAACTGAATTGAGGTAAGTTCCGTATTATCGCTTGTTTCCCACTCACTCTTATAATCAGCTAAAGCGCTATTAATAACCTCTTTAACAGATGCTTTGACATCATCAACCGAATAGCCCTGCTTCAATGAAACGGTAATATCAAAATCAACATTAACAAGCTTTGCACTCTGAACGTTTACACAATGTCCTATCGGAACTATGCCATCACCGCCGCCGTCAGTCGGGTCTAAGGTGGTTTTTAACTCATTAATAAGTTCCTCACTTGGTTTATTCATATTACTGTCAAGAATATACACTTCAACTGTTCCACCTGATGACAACGTTTTATTTTTAATTGCTGATGATACGGCAGAAAGCCAATTTTTCACATAGGATGACAACGAACTATCAACCGCCGCATCGGCAATCCATTGATTAACTTCCTCATTAGGAACATACTCCGTTATACTCGAACGCATAACCTTGCAAGCGCCTACTTGACTGTTTTCTTTAATCTTATTGATATAGTCCTCACGATTGCCGCCAAAGGCTTTACTTTGCAAGGAATTAAAATACCTTTCACGAAATGTTTCCACATCTTCTTCGTCAACTCCGGGAACGATAACAGCACTTTTATAAGTTTCATTGCCATTGTCATCAAGGATTTTATTACCCTTATCATCATAAAGAACTGCTCCTTGAATTTTTGCACTTTCAAGACCGTTAATTTCATCAACAGGTATAAGCGTTCCGCTTTCGAGATTGCCTATAATTCCCTCTGTAACACAAACAATATCATAAGCACCTGCAATATCATCACCGCTTATTACTTCAAAAGTAAGCTCATAATCTTCCGAAGTAAATCTATCCCCCACCTCAATCTCGGCAGTTGGTGGGTCTGCCATCATTCGCAAAGTTGACGGTGTCGCTTCAATCGGATATATATTTCTTTCGGCGGCTCTTTTGGTTAAATAATAATAGGATGCTGTGTCGGCAAATGTTTCGGTTAATACCTCGTCAAGTGCCTCGTAATATGTTTCAAGTTCCAACGCAAGCGGAGCAAGGGCGGTATAAATAATAGAACCCTCTCGTTTGTCGATATCATCAGATACATTATTTAGCATTCTTTGCATAATTGTATTAAAAGTTTGATTTTCATACATTTATATTCACCTCCGTTTCAATTTCAATATCTTCGTCAGCCGTTACTACTGTAAACTTTGCAAAAACATTTTTCTTTTTTACAGAAATATCAAAATCTGTAACGTCCTCAATACGGTCGTCCATTGTTAAAGCTTCTTTAATTCTGCTCGGCAAAACAGCACAAACATAGTCTTTATCTTGACCTATTAAGTCTTGATACTCAAAACCGTAGTCACTGCTAAAGGCTTCATCATTATATCTTTGCGTATTCAAAATACAAGAAACGACTTGTCTTATAGCGCTTTCGCTATCTTCTTCGTCAATCATTCCGCTAAAACGTTTAGCGGCTGTATTCATTTTGAATGTGCGATTAGGATAAGATGAAATATCGACTTCATCATCAATCTCGTCATCTGCCGATTCGTCAATAATATCATCGTCATAAATGTAATCATCATTTGAAAATGCCATTTTTTCCTCCTAATCTAAAACATCCAAAACAAGATATTTACCGCCGCCCTGCTGACGGAGTAAAACTACTCTCGTTTCTGTTTTCTTAATATTATCTCGTGCTGTTTTTGTCACATATAAAAAGCTCTCATCAACTGTTATTTTCTGACCGAGCGATATTTTTAAAGGGCTGACATTTTTAACCCTGCCAAGCTTAATAATGCAGGGCTTAGAAGCATCCACAGCCTCTATCGCCGCCCTTTTCATTAATTGAACAAGATTAGAGTTACTTGCCATTAAAGCCACCTCCTGAAAGAATAAGGTCCATTGTATGCTTTCCGTTTTCAAATTTATGCGTTACCTTTTCAACAAGCAAATAACTGCTTATCTTACAGTTAGGCAAATTCATAATAACAGGCACCATTGAGCCTGCCCTTACGTTTCTATCGCCGATTACATCTTTAATGGTAAGGCTTTTTGTTTTAGCGTTATACATTTTCATATATGCCTGTGCCTTTAGTTTTGCAACCTTGATATTATCCACCTTTTCGTAAAGCTGAAGTACACCCCATTGATTGATACTTTTTGATGATTGACAAACAATAGTATGATAGGTTGTTTTCTTATCATCTTTGTTTGTTTTTTCATAAACAATTTTCACTCGATTGTATGTATTACTGTCAATTGAGGTTTCAAGTGAATAATCCTGCGCTGTTTCAACATCAACCACGCAACTATTCCTTTTCATATTGCTTATATTTTTCAATGTCAGTTTACCGCAATTATCATAAAGCACATATATTTGACTTTTTTCAAGCATAGTGTTATCGAGCGCATCCTGAATAATATCGAAGCATTCCGAACCTTCTTCTATAGCTGACATTTTATATTTTGTATCTGCTATTGAGCCGTATTTCAAATTCATTCGCTTAGCCACCGTTTTAATGACCTGCGATGCCGTTTTCTTTTTGTATATAAGGAAGTCCTTATTTTTTAGATAACGCAGTTGGTCATAAGCAACATAGCTGTAAATGCGGTCTTTTGAGATTTTCTTTGTAAAAACATATCCTACAAACATTGTTTTCGGGTCAGTTCCGTCACTTTTGCAAAGAGAAACAATAATACAGTCGCCCTCTTGAATGTTATATTTGTGGTTATCGTCATAAACAACCTCAAAATCAAATTGCCCCGGTGTGCCTTTTCTTTCCCAAGTAATTTTAGCGCCCTCTTTAACAGGAACATACCTATCAATATATGAGCCTTGGGTAGTAGTAAAATGCCGCCAAACGGTTTGAACATATGTACGGTTTTGCTTATTAGTATCAGTAATGGTAACGTTCTTAACCGCCGTTGATACTTTGGTTTTATTTTTCAGTATTTTTTTCAGGTACTTAATTTCTTCTGCCGAAGTATCTTTTGTTGTTGAGCTTTGATTATTTTTCGTACCGCTGCTTGCAGCAGTACCGCCGCCTGTTATGCTTCCATTGCTCGTAGAACTACCATTCTTATTGGACTTTAAATTAGGTATCGAATTGCCTAATTTGCTTTGATTTTTTGGGCGAAGAATACCGTTAATAGTATTCTTGTTATACGGAATACCCATACGGATAGACATTTTATCGTGCTTACCTGTTCCATTTTGGTCGTAATAAGTGAAACGACCGTTTGAATTGCCACCTGCAATAATAAAGATATGACCGTTTCCGCCACCACCTGACGTTTTAACTCCTATATCACCCTTTTGTACCTCATTATTCTTTTTATAAGTCGGTGTAATAAAAACAAAATTGTTTTTTAACCACGTTGACGACTTACGGTTAAGCCACCACTCTTTAGCATTTCCTTTAAAGCCTGCGCTTTTACCTGTGATACATTTTTCAATATACAGCAAAATCAAATCGACACATTGAACGCCGTAAGCCCTGTCATAATCAGTTGCTTTGCCAAGAAATGTAGAAACAAAGGTATCAAAATTCATTGTCTGTCCGAATAGTCCTGTATTCGCCATAATAGATTACCTCCTTTTCTTCTTGGTTGTCTTTTTGAGCTTAAGCGTTTGACCGGGAAGCAATTTCGCTTTTTTTCTATCCTTATCGGTTTTCAGCTTTTTAAGTAGCTTCTTTTTGGAATTTTTTACCGTCTTTTTATTAAGGCTGTAAATCGTTTTCCATTTTGCTGTATCGCCGAAATACTTTTTTGCGAGGCTTGAAAGTGTATCATTCTTTTTGGTCTTAACCGTTTTAGGCGGCTTGGCCGTTAGCCTTTTAGCACCCCAAGTTTTATACTCTTTGAGTGTCAAATTTATTGATACATCAGTGCCAAGGTCTTTAGCATCCTCGGTTACCTCGATATTTTCAACAGTAACCTTATAGCTTTTGCTTTCGTAATTGCTGTCAGTAGCACCGTTAGGCGATTTTCTTGTAATCGTAAAAGCAACAACCTTTTTAGCCGTTTGGTAAGCCCTAAGCTGTTCAACATAAGCTTCAGGTGTGCCTGATTTACCAACAGCCGCAAAAGGATAGTTATATCGTGGCAATATAAGGTCACTAATGTTAAACTCTATTAAACTTGGCGATTTACAGTAAGAAACTTCACCCTCATTAATAAGAGTGACAGTTTCATTATTGCTTTTCATTGTTTGAGTTATTTTGCTTGGTGTAATCGGAAAAACAAATTCATCGATTTGCATTAAATACATTAATGATTACCCCCTGCGTTAGAGTTAAGCCCTTGCTCAATCGTACTTCTCAAATGCTCTGTCACATCGTCAATATCAAGGTCGTTACTTATGTTGTTATGATTTATCATTTCTACATTAACAGAGTTAGTATAGCGATTTATAATCTGTTCTTCCGCCATATCCTTTAAGTATTCAATGTTTTCGCTTGTAGTGGCTACGGAATCACTTATACTTGATGCGCTGTTAGCGGTGGAAGCAGTTGAATTTGAAATTTTGTTGAGCATATCGGTCAAGTCGTTGTTGTTTGTATCAACAACAAGTTTAGATGTCATTTTATTGGCAAATGTCACACCTTTACCGTAAGCATTTTTATAAGTTTTGCGATTGATACCCTTAGGCGTAAAATCAAATTTCTTAGTATAGTATTCGTTTGCGCCTACTTTATCTAAGTATGATTTTGCCGAATCAAGCTTAGCAGTAACATTTTGACCTGTAATATCATCCCAAATTCTTGTAAATGCCTGTGCAAAGCTTACTAAACCTCCAAGCATTTTTGCTAATAGATTAGTAAAAGCATCAGTTATATTGTTAAAACCACCTGTAAAAATGTTATAAACCCAATTCATAACATCCTCTACAGGCTTAACAAAGAGCGTATATAATATTTGAATGATTCCATTTATAATTCCTATAATGAAATTGTAAATACCTGCACCGACGACAAAGACCGAGCCTGCTAAATTCTGCAAGCCTGTTGTAGTTTCAGTTTTAAAACCGTTAAAACTTGCCACAAGAGCTGTAATCACCGCAATTACTGCTAACAAAGCCCCTGCCACAATAAGAGCAGGACAGGCAAGCATAGCCGTATTTAGACTAAACTGTGCCCCGGCAGCTGCTTCCGTTGCCGCCGCATTAGTAGTTTTTGCTGCTGTATCAACAGTTGTTGCGCCTGCACATTTAATCATTTTCTTTATATTTTCCTGAGCTTCTTTATTATGCCATGCTTGAACAGATGCTTGGATAGTTGTCACCGCCGAATGAATTGCAGTCAAACCATTTATTGCGGCAATTGCACCTTTATATAATCCGAATATGATTAGTCCTGCCGCAAATAAAGGAATGATTGTTCCCATACTTCCGCTGATTTTTTCTGTAAAACTATCGAAAGATTGAAAAGCAGGACCGACCATGGTAACAATATTACCTGCTAAAGTTCCCAAATTACCAAGTGTCGTTTCTGTAGTTTTACCAAAATCGGCAACAATAGTTTTAAGGTCCTTACCAAATACGTTTTCGACAGCCGTATCTACTTCGGTTATAAAATTTTGAAGTCCTCTTGTAATCGCCGCTTTCGCATTATCAAAGGTAGCGCTCCAAGTTGTAGCTGCTCCTTTTGCAGACCCTGCTATTTTCAATACACCGTTAGTACCCTCTTCAAAAGCCGTAGAAACAGTTGTAATAAAGTTTTGTGAACTGATAGTACCTTTGCTCAAAGCATTTTGAACAGCACTCGCACTTTGACCTGTAGCCTGAGCATAAATACCGACAGCGTTAATACCTACATCAGTCAATCGATTTAGCTGTTCCATTTCAACTGTGCCTTTTGACATCATCTTACCAAGCGCATCAGTAACGGTACCTAAAGCCTCGTTAGTTCCGGGTCCGTAAAATGAAACAGCATCAAGCCACTTAGTAACCTCGCTTGTAGCATTTCCGATATCCATACCCCTTGTAACAAAGTTTTGAACAGCGCTCGCAGCAATATCAAGACCATACGCAGTTCCTGTTACAGAATCTTTTATTCCGTTTAATGATGCTTTTGCCATTTGAGCACTACCTGTAATGGCAGTCATTGTCCTGTTATAATTAGTCATAGTATCCATACGCTTAAATGCGCTGTCTAATTGACCTGTTACAACATTGCTCATTTTTTGAACAACACTTAGTCCACCTATAACGGAGAGAAGTTTTGACACCGATAATTTAGCAGTATTAAAGCCATTACTCATTTTAGCTGTTGAACGCTGAACTGAATTTCCTGCTGTAGTTACGGTAGAATTAATCTTGTTAATTTCATTATTACACATATTAATCGCTCTCTGTGCCTTATCAACTGCAGTAGTATCAAAGCCCTTAACCGTAGCCGTATTGACTGAATGCAAGGCATCGACCGTATATTGCAAAGCAGAAGTGATATTACGCAATGGTGCTGTCATTCTGTCGGCAATAGTTAGTGTAGTTGTTATAGTTGCCATTTTATCAGTCCTTTCATTTTAAATCTTTTCGAGCCTTGTCCTCAGCCTCTACTCTTAAATCAATAGAAGCTATAATAAAGGCTCTTTCTTTTTGCGGTAAATTCGCAAAAATCGAGGGCAATATTCGTAATTTTTGGAGGGCGTAGTGTGCATAAGCCGCATCTCCGTCCTCTTGAATTAGTTTTTTGCCTTTTCGACATCATCGTTAATGTCAGTAAAGCCGTTGAGTTCTGTCACGAAAACAAGGAACTGTGAATATTCGCCGGGGTTATCAATCATCTCAACAATAAGAGCCTCAGGTGTCTTTACGCCGTAGCTGTCCTGTAACTCAGCATCATTAAGATTCGGCTCAACAACCGATTTTGCAATAAGAGAAGCATTATATTTAGCAACATCAAGCTGTTGTTTAAACTGATTAGGCTTGCCCAAAATAGGTACATCCTTTGTGTACTTGTCTCTCATAGCCTCAGCTTCTTTAGTGGTAAGCGGTTTAATAGTCCATTCAATCGGATTGCCGTTTTCATCGGTAAATGACTTCGTAGGGACATACTTAACATTTTCCCTTACTGCTTTATTTTCTTTAAGAAATCTACTGAATTTTGACATAGTTATTTATCCTTTCGTTTTTAAAAAAAGTAAGGGACTGAACAATCAGCCCCCTATAATTATTTTGCTTACATTCCTGCAAGCTTGTTGAATTTGTTAGGAATTTCAAAATCCTCAAAAGTAAAGTCCATATCCTCGGCAAGGTATTCACCGTCGGCATCAAATTTTGCAAGGATACCGCCGTCAATATTACAATTGATAAGGTTTACGGTCTGTAAGCCTACGCTTGAAGTCGGGTCCTCGTTGGTAACCTCAATATCGAAATAAACATCTTCGCCTGTTCTCTTATATCTTTCGAGAAGTTCACGGAAAATTGAAGTGTTATAATGGAATGTTGCAGAGCCTGAACCTTTCCAACCTGTAGACTTATTACCCTTACCTGTTTTACCCAATATAGGTACTTCGGTTTTGGTCTTTTCAACCTTAGCCTCAAGCTTAATTGCCTGCATAAAATTGTATCTGTTGCCATCGATTGTTACGTAACATTCCGCAAGCTTCGCAGATACGGTATCTTTTGCATTCATAATACTTTTGTTCATTGTATCTTATACCTCCCTTTTACTGTACCGTAACAGTCATATAGAGCTGTTCCATAGCATTTACAGGTGTAACCGCTTCTGTCACTACAACAGATTTCTTTGTGTCGCCCTGTTCAACAATAACGGTATCACTGTCAAAGTCCTCAATCGCCCTGATTTGCTCTAATTCCTTGTGATGCTTAACAATATCTTTCCAAAGCGAATTTCTGCCGCCTCGGTCATTAGGAATAATACCAAGATATCTTGTGTTGAACATAACAGCAATATCATTTGCTATTTGGTCGAGAACTCGAATCGTCTGATTAGATTTAAAGTCATCGCCCTTTGCAACTGTAACAGTAACAAGAGAGTTGATATCGGATAATACACAAATATTATCATCGCTCTGCTGAAGCGTGAACTCGCCGTCTTTGATAGCCTGTTCAAGCTGTGCCTGCGTATAATCAACATTAACGGTATATTCGCCGTCATATTTAGTATTAGTGCAAGATTTATTGACTGCAACACCTGCAATAAGGCCTGTTACCCAATAAACAAGGTCTGCCTTTGTAGCACCGTCTGTAACATCATTTTTAAGGTTGACAACACCCTCATAATCAGCTTTCTTGTTATAAACAACAAGCTGAAATTTCTTGCCTACCTCATCACGAAGTCGCTTACAAAAGCTTATGTAGAGTTCTTTTGTGCTGTCGTCCTCAGTTGCAACACCCATTGCGTTAAATGAATACCTTTCAATCTTATCAAGGTATTTTTGGTGTGCTTCACCGTCTGCTGTACCGTTAGTACCGCCTGCAAGAGCAGTTTTTGCTGTCACGATAAGATTAGCCGATGAAATGAATGTAACAAAGTCATTATCAACAAGTTCGCTTGCCTTAGCTACAGTTTGAACATCAACAGTCTTATTGTCAAAAACTGTTTTAACATCAAATTTGCTTTGCTCGTCAACATTTTTCTCAATCACAATAGCAATATCGTTACCTCTTGTGCCTGTGTATTTTGCTTTTGCAAAGGTACATTCAGCTTGCTTGCCACCACCATTTAAGCGGAAGCAATGAAGTGTTATAGCGTTCTTAAAGATTTCACGCACAGGCTTGAGCTCTTCAGCATCAAAAGAATAACCGAAAATTGTATTACTATTCTTTTTAAAATCCGAAGCTGTCACCGTAAACACCTTATCATCCGCACCCCAATTAAGAGGCAATGCAATTGTTGCAATTCCTCTGTCTGATAAAGCAGATGATGCATTAGCCGCTGATACAAAGTTAATATATGCACCCGGCAAAGTCTTGTTTTGTGCTGTAAAAGCACCGCCGCCAAAAGCCATATTATTTCACCTTTCCTTTCAAATACTTTTTGATTAATTCGTGAGTTTCTTTAACGGTATATATTTCACCGTCAATAAGAAGAGCAGTCAACAAATCTCGATTACTTGAAAAAGCATCCGAGTTAATCAACTGCTCTTTTGTGTATTTTGTTTCTGTTTTTTTCATTTAATCACCTTTGATTTAATTTCAACTCATTCATTTTGTCTACATTATCACCGACTACCTTTTTAAAGAAGTTATAGCTTACCTGAAAATTGAGCATATTGTCGCTAAGTGGCTCGCATTGCATATCCTTACCGAAAAACTTATCCTCTCCGTCATCAATACAATCCAAACAGGTATAAAGCCTGTTGGATATCTCGCTACGCTTTTCGGCGCTCACATCATCAATCGGTATAAACTGAATTGATATACGATTTTCAGAACGCAAACGATTATTTATAAATCTGTTTTGAGCGTTGCGAACATAACTAATGAAAAAGCAGGATTTATTTAAACCCTGCTTAATTTCATCAATATAGTATTCGTAATCATCGCCGAACTCGTTATATAAAGCATTGCATACGCCATTAATTAATAAATCAGCCATTAGTAAACAAATCTCCAAACTCTTTTTTCATTCTTCTTTCAAGGTAGGTCGGTATAACATTTCTTACCTCGTCCTCTGCTGTACTCAACATTTTAAATCCGTCAACAAACTTGTCGCTGTTCTTTATTCTGTGTCCGAACTCAACATAATCGGCATACGAAGTATTATTAGTAACACTTGTCTTAAATGTATCGCCGATTTTTGACATTTCAAGGTTATCGGTTATAGTAAAGCCTCTTCTCAAAGTACCTGTATCAACAGGGCTTCGTTTTGCCGCTTTTTTAAATATTTCCGATACAATCCTTATTGAACAATCCTTACAAAAATCATCAATACGGCTTTGCTCATTTTCAAGAGTATTAATAAGTTCTTCAAAAGCCTTTGTATCACAACTCATTATGCCCACCCCTCAAATAATTCGACTTCAATTTCTTGGTGCGAATCGTAAATAAACGGTTGTCCTGCATTTTTGTATTCAGTAGTAACACCGTTTTGAGTAACAGCAATCTTTGAGCCGGGAGAAATAGAATAATCAGGCGGCAAAAACAGCTTGGTTATTTGCGTAACAGAATTAACCGAATCACTTTGAGCCGTAGGATTTGCCGTTTTAAAAGACAATCGGCAAGGCACATCTTTATATACAATTTCATCATTAAATGAAGTTGTATGATTAGCATTAACAGTCTTTTTATGCTCAATCACCGTGCATTTGCCAATATATGTACTTTCAATAGCTTTTCTTACCATTTGATTTTGCGAAAGCATATCAATTCACCCTCACCTGTATTAAGTAAAGAAGAAACAATCGCATCAAAGCGCTGTTCATCAGTCATAGAACCCTCACCTATGGCAAAGGTAACGTTTGTATCTCCTGTTTGAACGGATTTTACCGCTGTTTCCAAATCAATAGGCAAATCGTCCGACTGTCCTGTTGACTTTTGGTTATACAAAACCTTACCTACCACTCTTTCAATAACAATATGATTGAGTTCTTTAGGTATTGCTGAGATATTACAGAAATTTTTAATGTGGCTTACTACCTCATTAATTGAAAAAGCAATAAGCCACACATTATTATCGTTTACAGTAAGCTTGTATCCCAACGTTTCAAGCCTTTTTAAGATAAGCAATATAAGCTCATCGTCAAAGGCTGAATCGTTAAGAACGGCTGATATAGCCTTAATAAATGAACGAATTGTATCGGATACCTCGGTTGTCATTTAACAACCCCCTCTTATCCCTTTGAGATAATTCTTGTAATAGCGATTGCCTTATCAGCAATAGCCTCAGTACCGTCATTAATAATGCACCAATTTGCACCGTTAGAAAGGTCATCGTTGGATGCCGAAGCAGTAAGAGATGCAGGCTTTTCAAATGAAATACCGTCAACACCACAAATATAACGGTCACGGGTATAGAGTGTATCCTGACCGCCGTTTGTTTTAGGGTCACGGCTCATTTCATAAGGAACTGAATCGCCGATATCATCACAAATAATTGAGCCTAAGCCAAGCACATAAGAGGTATGCTTAGTATAAGCATCAGCAGCCTTAATATTTTTACTTTCATCAGCCTTAACAGCAGGAATATCCTCAGTAGGCATACCATCATCAACGAGTACCGCTCTGCCGTTCCAACTGCCGAGGGCAAGTTCTCTTGTAAGGCCGTCCTTATCTGTATAAGTAAAATATTTAAGAAGTTGCAAGTTTTCAAGATTTGTAGCAATGGTACTGTCCATAATTACAAGCTTGAAAATATCCTTATTGTCGCCACAAGCTTTCTGCATAGCCGAATTAAGAGTTTTAGCACCTACATAGGCATCCTCACCCTCATTAACAGTAATATCATATGTATGTTTGTCGATAAAGGTTTTAGCAGCCTTTGCTGCAACTGTTGAGCCTGATGTGCTCATACTGTAAATACCTTTCAAGATTGCAAGAATAATATCCTGTTTAACATCAAGCTTATAATCAGCAATCTGTTCAGCGACATTGTTCATAAAGTCAACACCGGCTGTAATATTCTTGCTGAAGCTTCTTTCTGTCCAACCGTCCATTCTTGAAGCAACGATGAAGCCCTGCTCGAATGTAGTGGTATTGCTTGATACGATATCATTAGCGCCTGTGTTGTTCTGCGAGGTTTTGCCCGAAATAGTACCGTAATATGGTACTCTGCAATAAAGCGAACCTGTCTGACTTGACAAAGCCTCTCTTGCCTGTTCGTTTGAGCCGATAGCGCCTGACTTAGCAAGCTCCTTTTTCTTTGGGTTTGGCACTCGGTCAACATACTTGCCAAATGCCTGCGGATTAAATGATTTTGAATCAAATTTTGCCATTTTTAATAATTCCTTTCACAATTAAATTTTTGCATCAGGATGTTGTTCAAGGTAAGCGCACATTTCCGTATATGTCATTTTGGAGGTGTCTACCTTATGCTCACCGTCATCGTCGCCTGATTCGCCGATTTGAGCACCTTTGATTTGTGTTTTTGAATCTGCAAACAAGAATTTTGTATCATCGCTCTTAATAAGCTTTGAGATTTGTTCTTTAAGACCTTTAACCGTGCCGTCATCCGATAACTCTGCATCATCAAGATTAAGAAACGGCATAACAGCCTTAGCATTCTTTGCTTTCGCCGAAACGAGAGCCGCCTCTACTGCCGAGTTGATTTTCAACTGCTTAATCTCGTTCTTATGAGTTTCTGCCGCATTCTTGTTTTCATCTTCAAGCTGAGCAATTTTTGTTTTAAGTCCCTCAACATCATCTGTTGAATTTTTAAGGTCTTTAAGTTGCTTATCTCGGTCACCAAGCTGTGAAGTCAGATTTTCAACTTCTTTTTTTGCTGTGTCGAGGTCTGCTTGAATTTTGGTAACTTCACCTTTTGCCTTGCCGATATCTTGACTGTTTTCGTCAAGTATCTTATCAACTTGCTCCTTGGTAAGTCCCATTTCTTCCAAAAACTGTCTTTTCATAATCAATCAATCTTCCTTTCAGTTTGTTCTCGGTGTTTCTTTCACCATCAGAATTTTGAATTTTCGGCTTTTCTCGACTTCCGACAGGTCAATATAAAAAGAAGCCGACACAATTAAGTGTCAGCTTCCGATTACTGATTTTGGGCATAAAAATAGCACCTTACAAAAATGTAAAGTGCTTATTTACAATTCTTTTAGCTCTTCTATATTAACGCCCATCTTTTTTAATATTTCTAATGATTCTTTACGATTTTTTTCTTTTTCTTCCTCAGTAAATTCAATGTGACCGACTGTTTTACCATTAGGTATGTCATGCCATCGTTTATCTGAAAATAACTTTTTTTCACTCATTTTTGTTCTTCCTCTAATATAATATAGGTTTTATTGCTTTTTTCAAAGATGTTTAGTACATTGAACTTGCTATTTAGATTATACAAAACTTCCTGTTCATCATCATTATAGCCCTTTAAATCTCGTCCATTCTTACAATTATTAACAATAATTCTTATTTGAGCATCACTATTATAAGATACAGCTTTTGTAGTTGAAATAAATTCGTCAAATTCTTTAATATCTCCTACAGAATAACCTTTTTTGAAATTTTCTAATTTTTCCTCGTCATCAAAATACAAATCTCTTACTACAGTACCTTGATATTTAGGCAGTTTATTTAATGCATTATTCAAGTTTATTTTAATCTTTTCCTCGTCCGCTGTCAATGGCAAATTATTACGCAATTTCTCATTTAGATTATAAGCTGCACTGCTTACATTTTGATTTATTGCATATTCTTCATCATAAGTTAATTTGCTTTCTTTATGCTCTTTCTGTTGAACAGAAGAATTAACTATCTGATTAGCTGTACTAACAACTTTGTTAAGAGTTATTTTATTATTTTTTCGTGTTTTAGACTTTTGAACTACAAACTTCTTTTCCCACTCTTTGTAGTTCATATCAGCAGGAACATAGTAAGTTTTGTCGTCCTCGTTCCTTGCGGCTCTCATTGAGCCGTTATTGAAAAGGTTGGAGTATTCGTCATCAAAGTACGGCACAGTTACGCTCCTGCACCTCGGATGAAGTGGCGGAGCTGTTGCGCCCGGCATATATTCACTCATAGGGAAATGCTTACCGTCCATTGAGCGACACATCTGCGTAGTTCTCTTATCAAGCGTTGCAAGAAATTCATACTGTTCAATGCCCATACTTTTAAACGAATCGTAAGTCGCCAAAGAATGAAAATATGTCTGCTCAGTCATTACAAGATTAGCTGCCTGACTTTTTGACACATTAAACTTATCGGATATTGCCTTAATGGCTGAATCAGGCTTATTGCCGAGCAGAACAGTCCTTGTAAGCTGATTATGCAACTCGTTGACAAGCTGAGCCTTTGACTGCCATATTCTGTCTGAAAAGTTTTTACCGTCAGCTGCCCAAGGCTTAGTTATAATCTTTTCAAGTGCCTTCTCGTCAATAGTGGCTATCTCTCTGCCCATATTAAAGCCTTTTTGCATTTCAAATATCGAATGATAGTACGAATTTGAATAAACTTTTCTTGCCATACTGTCTACGGCATCAAGTTCATTGCCAAATGCCTTTTCAACAGCTTGCTGTGTTCGTATTTTTAAGGCTTCAAGCTTGTTGATATGATACTTAGCCGAAGCATTTTCAAGCTGTTTAACCCATTGATGATTTATAGCGTTTTTTTTGGCGTATTTAATGTATTCGTTTACATCCCACTTGAACTCTGCCAATTCATCAGCCGTTAAAAGCTTCTTGGCCTCTTGCAATGTTACATTATTATTTACGGCAATTCTGCCGTACCAAGCATCAATATCCTTTTGTATTTCCATTTGTGCCTGTTTGAACGCAGGCTCAATTTGAGCGTATGTACTTAATGAATACGAATGCGCCGACTTTTCAAGCTGCTCGTATCTTTCTTGCCAATACTTTCGGTTTTTCTTCGGCATTATTCATCACCGTCGCTATTATCATTTGTGTTGTCATCTTGATTGTTATTAAAGACATTGCTATACTGCTCAATGTTCTTTTGCTTTTCCTCTTCAATGCGTTCAAGCTCTTTTTGAGGGTCATCCACCCACGGATGCTTAGCAATAATTGTTTCGTCCGAAATAATGCCCTGTGACTTCTGACAATTCTCAATAATAATACTTTCGTTAATCATCACATTTCTGTTGAAAATAAAATCGACGGTTTCATTGCTGAAATCGCCTACATTAGTATTATATAAATGTGCATTTATAAACCAAAGCATTTCTTCTAAAGCCGCTTGTAGCTGAATTTCAGTACCATTAGCATCAAGGTCGATATCCGAATACATTGACTGAATGTTAAGTTCGTTAGCATTACTGCCGAGCCTATCATCCTTAGCATCATAGCCCATAGCATTCTCAATCAAGGCTTTTTTGAGTATATCCAAGATTGCTTTATAGTTTTCAGCTTTCACTTCAATTTGAAGTGTACGAACATCACCGCCGCCACCGTCAGCAGTATTAACCTTAACAGCGCCGTAGGTTGCAAGGTTGCGCCTAAATTCGCCGAGGTCTGTTCCGTCATAATTAACAAGAACGAGGATAGTATTTCTTACATCCTCTTCCATTGCATTTTGAAAGTTAGATTCAATAGTATTAATCGCATCCTGCAATGATTTAGTTCTTCTTATCAGCGGTATTTCCTCAGCATTAAACTTAAACGGTATAAAAGGTATTTTCAGCCAATTATACTCGGTTGTTACACCGTCACAGTCGGTCATAGCAAAGTAATTTGAATGGAAAGGAGCAACAGGTATTAGATTGCCGCCGTCTGTCAATTCAAAATATGTAATGCCGCCCTCATCGCATACTTCAACCCTTTCTATTACCTTATCCTCGCTTGAATTTTTCTCATAAACCACTACAGGATAAATATGTATCATATAGTCAAGCTCGGTATGCTCGGCATCTTTCCAACCGGGTACAAGCTCATACGGCTTAATGCGCTTAAAATAAAGCTCGCCAAGTTGATTATGGCAAGGAAAAAGCCACCCAATACCGCAGTTAATTAAATCCTTACCGCAGTTTATAAGCGTTCTGCAAAATTTTGCATTAAAATACTGCTGTTGCAGAAGCTTGATATATTCTTCATTATCGCCTTGAACAGTAATAGGATTGCCTAAGAGAAAATTATTCTTTTGGTCTACCATTTTTTGATACTGATTATCAACTATTCGATTATTAGGCAGATTATCCACACTTTCAAGCTTACCGCCCTCACCTATTGCCGTTCTTTTCCTACGCAAAATATCTTGCTTGCCTTTGTAATAATTTTCGCCACAATACATTTCGTGGCGCTTAATTGATATTTTAAATCTGCGTATTTCTCTTTCGATAAACTGCTTATCGGTTAACTGTTCTGTTGCATTCTCTCTAATCAGTCTATCGTAAGCATCTTCATTTGCTATGAAATTAAATAACATATATTTTTATCACCCCAAACAAAAAGAGCAAAGGTATTATCCTCTGCTCTTTAATCAAAACTAAAATTACTTTTTGCATTGCACTTTTCGGCAACGCCTGTTATAGCATCCTGCGCATCATCGTGTGCGTTTTTGCCCTCTCTTTGATACCTTACCATTGAATCGTAAAAGTCGGGAAATCTGTCTTTCCAATTAGCCGGAAAGTAAATATGCTCCATTACCCAAGTGCTATTTGATAATATTCTTGCATTTTTATTTTGCGACTGATGAAAAGGTTTGATATTACAGTAATTACTATGGTACTTTTCCTCGATTATCCTTTTTACACTTCGAGCAAATCCCCTGCCACCGTTATTACTTTCAATATCGGCATTTCTGACCTTATTATCAATGAGTATTTTTGCCGTCGCCGGTTCGGTTATTTCCATACCGTCCTTGGTATATAAAATATCAAGGATATATGCTTCTTTATTGTAGACACCGTAACATATACTACATAAGTAGTCGCTGCCCTCATCAGCTGTATCGGTATAGTTTCGTATATCCGTAAATAATGGCTTGCCTGTGCCGTCAAGTGGCAGTTTATCGTAAGTTTTGAAGTTACTGTATAATCTGCCTTTAATATCGATAGGCTCTTGCTGATAGTTAGCTGATGCAATGTCAGCACCCATTGCCTTTATCTTGTTTTCATACGATTTAAGCGACAGCACCTCAGGACAAAGCATTGTGCCATCATCCTGTTTTGCCTTATACGATATGTGCCTTACCTTAACACCGATATTTTGGTAATGTTCTAAGGTTCTGCCTGCAAGGTCAAGACTATGCCACCTCGTCATTACAATGATGATTTTGCCGTGTTCTTCAAGTCTCGAAAGCATTGTATTAGTAAACCATTGCCAATGTTTTTCAAGCACATCTGCGTTATATGCTTCCATAGATGATTTAATCAAGTCATCTATAATCATAATTGATGCGCCGAAGCCTGTAGCTGTACCTGTCGGTGACGTTGCAAGATAATTGTTATATCCGTTTTCAAGCGACCACATATTCATAGCGCCGTCGCCTTTTTTGATTTTTACATTAGGAAATATATCGGAATAAACAATTTTTGTGTCATCGCCTTTTTCCTCGGCTATGGTATCTCTTACAGTTTTAGAAAAGTTCGTTGAAAGCGTTTCGTTATATGAGCCTGTCATTATCTTTTCACTTTGATTTTGACCGAGTACCCACTCAACAAAACAGCCTATCGTTCTTGACTTGCCGTGACGAGGCGGCATATTAACTATAAACACCTCATCATCGGAATTATAAAAATCTTGAAGTTGATTACAGAAGTCAACAAGAAATAAGCGATTGGGCTTATAGAAGTCACTTGCTTTTTGATTGCAATATGCAAAGAATGATTTTCTTGCATTTCGTATTTTAAGTTCATTTTTGAGTTTTAAAAGTTCTTCAAGTGAATTTAACTTTTCTGCATTATTCATTTGTAATGCCGAGTTCTTTCTCAATGCTTGCAATCTTTTTTTCAAGTTCTTCATCCGTCATTTCTGCAACGGTATTAACTTTTCCGTTTAAAGTAACATCCTTTCTGTCACTCCATACATCAGGCTTACGGTTTTTAAGCCAAAAGATTTGAGCAGTTGTATCAGGTGGTACATCTCGTTCGGTTTTCTTTACCGGCATAAGTTCATACTCGCCTGTATCAGCATTTTTCACTTGCTCATATATAATATCAACTGCCTTATAACCTAATGCCTTTTTAAACAAAGCATTTTCAACTTGAATGTCGGCGACCTCCTTATTAACTTTTAAGGAGTAGGAAATGTCGGGGAATTTCTTTTTCCATTGTATCAAAGTATCTCTGCAAATTCCCATATTATGAGCGATTTGTTCATCAGTCAAACCGCTTTTTGCCCATCCACCGATTAAGAGCAAGCCCTCATCGGTCAGCCAATATTCATATTTACCTTTTGCCATAAAGCTTACTCCTTTCGCTTATTTTATAATCAAAGCCAAGCCGTCCACAATAATCACAACTTGTTTTACATTTTGTCTTAATGTTTTTCAGCTTATAGCCTGCACTTTCATAATTTTGCTTACACTTATAGCAAAGTGTCCTTACATTTTCATCCTTTCCCATTTAATCACTCGCATAAAAATAAGCAGTGAGTATATTTCAACTCACTGCTTCAAGGGGATTTATATAATTTTATAAGTATATAATATCACATCGTTTAGATAACTTCAAGAGGACAAAAGTGGACAAAAGTGGACATTTTGGACATCTTTTTAATTATACAAATAAGATTTAAGCATTCTTTTACATTGCTTTGATGAGTAATGCAAAGTCCACCCTACTTCCTCAAAACTTTTGCCAAAACAACAATGCTGAATAACAATAGCCTTTACCACCTCATTATCAATACTGTTTATATAATCGTTCAAGGCTTTTAGCTTTTCACAAAGCCGTTTATACTCGTCTTTAATAAACTGATTGATTTCGAGCATTTCAAAGGCTGTATCGGCTGTGCTGTCGGCTATATTGAAACTTTGGACATTCCCTTTTGTTGTATCAACGCCTTTAATGAACGAGGGTATATACTCATTGCGAAACGATTGTATTTGGTTTGCTATAACCGAATACTCTTCAAGTTCTTTAAGTGTCATTGCTTACCTCCTGTCGATTGTCTGACAGTTTCGTTTCTTATAAATTGTCGAAGTTCTCTAAAACAACTCTCGCACATATCAAGTCTTGTCCATTCGGGTGGGTCAGGCTCATAAAATTGTGTAAAATAGTTATTACGGCGTTTGAATTTATATCTTTCCCTTGCATTCGTAATGTCTTTATGACATACATCACATTCAATTTCAATTATTTTTCGTTTCATTATTTTTTCACACTCCATTCTAATGCCTGTCCGCAATCGGGGCAAAATTTATAAAAAACCTCATATGTCATCAACTAAATACCTCCTTAATAACATCATTAGATACTTCTTCATTTAATTTAGAAATTTGTTTTGTGATATATTCTTTTTTATTTGTGAGTTGCTCATCGGTAACAAATCTTTCACATAGTATTATTGCACTTGCTAAAGCAACATCATTTTCAGAAAACAACTTCAACCAATAATCTCTATTTGTCATTCCTCTACCTCGTGTTCTTCTTTCCATACGGTTTCGCAATTATATTTTGTTCTTTTTCGTATTCTAAAGCTGCTTCACGTAAATCGCCAAACCCGAATTCTTCCCAAGATTCTAAGTCGGAAGCAACTTTATTGCATGATTCGCAAAGATAATACGACCCAACAGTGCCATCATACGCAGCTGCCGCCGATATCATTTGGCAAGGAGGTTCGAAATAACGTCCGCAACCAAAGCAAACATGCGGTTTGCGTGTTTTTACGAGCTTATATCTTAGAATTTTACTCATTTTCATTTCCTTTCTTTCATTCTTTCACCTCAATCAATATGTATTTGCCGTCTTTGGTTTTATAAGGTGTAACGCTCGTTTTCATTTTAACAATTCCGTTAAATTCCATATAATCACAGAATATTGTGTCAAAACAATAAGAACATTTTTTACAATCTCCTACTTTGTCACAATATTCTTTTACCGTCATAGCCCTAAACTTACGCTTTTTCTTCCTCATTTTTAAACCGGTCGATTTCGACGGGTTTAAATTATGCTTTTTCTTCCTCATAATTCATCAAAACACCTTTCGTGACAATATTTTGTTAATTTTTCTTTAAATCCGTTTGTAACCTTACACGGCAGTTCAATAATGCGTGATTTGTTTTTGAAATGTAAACAATGTTTTTCAACATCATCACACTTCTTATACATAATAGATGATATACTTACTTTGCCTTTTATAACAGGCAGAAAATCAATACTGTTTATTCTTCTATGACATACATCATAATGATAACAATCTTTACAAGTCATTTTTCATTACCTCATTTCAAATATTTCGAATAAATTTCGCCACAGGTTTTACCGTCTTTTCTTGGTATATAATCTTGAAAACTTGTTGACCTAAAAAGGAACGGTGAATTAGCCCATCTTTGTAAGTCTGCAAGAAATTTACTATGCGTACCTTTTTGATAAATCATTACATACGGCTGATATCCTAATTCACTTATCAAATTAACCCTATACCAATCTTCATTTGGTGTTGTGTTGAAATTTGTAAGAACATATACTTTTAAAGCTCTGTCATTTTTGGTGAAGTATTCTTTAAAAATAGTAAGACCTTTTACTATTTGCTTTTCATTTTTCATAAAATCAAATGCAAAATGTACTGTATCTATTTTGCAATTACAAATTGCTTTTGCTGTTTCATCCGTAATAAAACGAGCGTCAAGCCCCTGTGTGAAATCAATATATGCTTGACTGTTACTGAGTTGTTGTAATAATAACAATCGTTCTTTACAAGCAAGTAAATTCGGGTCAAGTAATTTTATGCGTTTCTGACCGTTCCAAAACTCTGATAAATCAGCTATTTTTTTACTGCAACAACCCTCTTTTTTGCTGACAATACAAAAACTGCAATTATTGCAACAACCTCTTGTTAAAAAGCCATAAGCAGTATCTTTTGTTAATTCGGGATATAAAGAATAGTCGGGATATTGGTGTTCTATTTCATAAGGCAAAGGCTTATCATATTCAGGGTGATAAATTTCCTTGCCATTTTTCACTTCAACAGCGTAACCAGTGCCACCTTTTATTATTTTGTCAGCTTGAGGAATAAAACAAATATCATTTGAATATGTATCGCCAAAAACTTTACTTTGATAAACAATATCATAATGATAAAACGGCTCACACCACTCAACTGTATCGCCTTTAGCTTTGTGATATGCTGATATTTTCATCAATGCAAGATTAGGAAAATTATGACCGTCAACATCTATTAAACCGATTTTCATATAATCACCCTGCTGCTACTGCGTTAAATTCTTTCATATTGTCGCAAGATTTATCACACAGCCATTTACAATTTGACATAACAAGCGCTTTTGAAAACGGCGGTGGTACTGCGTTACCGCACCTTGCTACTTGCTTGGTTTTGTTATACTCCTTGCCGTTGCAGTCCTTATCAATAATATAATCGTCCGGGAATCCTTGCGCTTTGTATAATTCTTTTGGTTGCAGCATTCTCAGTCCGATATCAGATATAAAATACTCAACTCCGTTAATGCAGAAAATAAGCACCTGATTAGCTGATATATTCCAATCTGTGTAGGTATTAAGTAACTCTCTTATCTCGCTCCAATGTTCGAGATTGTCACCGTCGTACTCTTTCAAATAAACATCCGTCTTTGCAAAGTGATTTGCGTGAGCTGTTATGGTAGGTATCGGCTCATTAATAGCTTTACAATCCATATTTTTGCGAAGTATCGTCAAATAGCTTTCGCATAAGAAATGCCGAGGCTTAACAGTTACTGTTTGCAGAGGATTTAAAACACTGTTAGCGTGGTCTGCACCGCCGTAATACTGAGTTAAATATGGCATAGTCAGCGAATTATGGTCTATTGCCGTAACGGTTGGTAATGGTTTATCAATTTTACTGCCGACAACACCACCATAGTATTTAGAAAGATACGGTAAAATTAACTCGTGACAATTAACAGCCGTTATTGTTGTCAACGGCGAAGCAATGCTGTCAGCGCTGTTTTGAAATTTCACCGTTGAGAAAAACGGCGTAAACAAAGCATATCTCGGAGTGCTATCAACGGTAAGAAGAGGCTGATTAACTCGCTGACCTCTTACTTCCGATTTAGCCGTTTCACTGTGATATTGTATAAGTGCAGGCGATACAAGATATTGCTTGCAGCTGCTTACTATCGTTGTAAGCGGCTTGTCTATATCCTGCAAGCGTGGCTTTTGGCCTTTTCGTTCGCCATATCCTATAGGAATGATAAACGGCTTTTCTTCCTTAATCACAAATTTTTCAAGTCCTCTTGCGATTCGCCTTAAAGTATTCGTTACAAGCGGCTTTTTGCGCTCAAAAATGCTTTGAGCAGGCAGAGAAAAATCTATACAGTCGGCGGCGGTTTTCCATGGCTTTAGCTTGCCACTCTTAACTTCTTCGCTGTTTGGGTCTCCGTGTGTAGGCTTTGGAAATACTATAGGCTCGCCGTCACACCTCGCTACAAGGAAGAAACGCTTTCTTATAGTCGGCGCTCCGTAGTCGCAGGCTCTCAGTTCCCTATGCTCAATCTCATATCCGAGTGCCGAAAGTTGACTTTTCCAACGCTCAAAGGTTTGTCCTTGTTTAGACTTAACAGGCTTACCTTTGCGTACAGGACCCCAAGTCTGAAACTCCTCTACATTTTCAAGGATGATCACCCTCGGTCTTACCGTTCCTGCCCATTTGAGTACAATCCACGCAAGCCCTCTTATATTCTTATCTACAGGCTTACCGCCTTTCGCCTTGCTGAAATGCTTGCAGTCAGGCGAAAACCAAGCAAGTCCTACCTTATGACCTTGACAGATTTCCTTTGGGTCTATATCCCATACGCTCTCTTGATAATGACGAGTGTATGGGTGATTTGCTTTGTGCATTGCAATAGCGTCCGGGTCGTGGTTAATAGCTATGTCAACCGGGCGGCCTGTTGCGAGTTCAATTCCGCAGGAAGCACCACCGCCGCCTGCAAAATTATCAATAATCAATTCGTCAAGAAAGTTTAGTTGTCTCATTATCTTTCAACCTTTCTTTTAGTTCCTTTTCCGTTTCTTGGTGTATCAAGTTCATAATTGTAAGCGATGCGTTATCTTGGAGTAATTTCCAACACATACACCCTAATACGATTATAAATACAGCAAGAATAATAACTACAATTCTCATATTCTTAACCCTCAAAAGAAATCTGCGTTGATTCGGTAACAGCACCTTTGCAATTTCTTACAGCTTGTTCAAACCAAGTAGTTTTCAGTTCAACACCTATTGCTCTTCTGCCCTTTTCAAGAGCCACATAAGCCTCTGAACCTATGCCAAGAAACGGTGTTAATACTGTTTCATTAGGATTGCTCCAAAGGTTAATAGCTCTGCGAATCACTGATAATTGCAGGGGGCATATATGTTTTTCGTCTTTATCATCACGGCATGATTTTGATTGAAGTGTGTCTGATGGGTTTATATCCATCCAAACAGGACTTGCGTATTTCTGCCATTCACTCACAGGGAATGTATCATTTGTATGTGAAATAGGCTCAGGGTTATCACCGGGCTTACGCATCACCACCAAGTATTCAGATAAACCTTGCCTGCTCATAGCACTGTCCTTTTTGATTTGCTTATATAACAACCCAAGTGCCTTTGTTCTCTGCATTTGCACAACAGGGTCTTTCCAAATAGTAACCTCGGAATGATAATAAAAACCTGCTTTTTGAAACAGACTAATTAAATCACCCCTAAAATCTTGAAGTCCAATAAAACCGTCTCTGCCTTTTGTTGTCGGAAGTTGCATACAATGTACTGCCATGATTCTTCCCGGCATAAGTATTCTGTATAACTCATCAACAATAAACTTAAACTGAGTGTAAAACTCTTCCAAGTCTTTGCAGTTGCCTAAATCTCTTTCGCTGTTGCTGTAAGTGTAAAGGCTTGCAAACGGCGGTGAATATATCATAAAATGTACGGAATTGCTCGGAATACCTTTTAAAACTACGGCGCTGTCACCGTTATAAAGCGCCATTCTGTCATCAACATATTGTTTTATGCACTTATCATCCATTGCGGAACACTCATCCTTTCTGTTGCTATATAGCTTTCTGTCATTTTTGTTGCATTGTTAATTTCTGCTATTAAAATATCTTTTGTCCTCTCCGACAGTTCATTCATAAACTTAGTCGCTTGCATTTGTTTACGCTCAATATTATCTTTAACTGCACCCTCAGCTTTACTTGCTATCAAATAAGCATCAACAGGCTTTGTTTGACCGAAGCGCCAACACCTACGAATTGCCTGATAATACTTTTCAAAGCTATCTGATAAGCCTACGAATATTTCTTTATTACAGTTTTGCCAATTCATACCGTAACCGCATATAGACGGCTTAGAAACAAGAACACGAATATCACCGTTTGCAAAACCGAGCATTGCATCAACCTTATGCTTATCGCTGTCAGAACCTTTAACCTCAACAGCTCCGTTGATATTTTTCTTTAATAACTCGCTTTCGGCGTTATAATCACACCATACAAGTACCTGTTCATCGGTTGAATTAGCAAGCTCGCAAGCCGCCTTAACTCTTTCATTTAGGCTGTCTTTTCTCGCTTGACTTCTCTGCTGTAATGTCTGCGTGGTTGACGGAAATAAGAGCATTTGTCCGCCGTCATCCTCAATTTCGGCATCAACGGTTACCTGATGCACAATAAGCTGAGGCAAAGAATACCTTTCGTCATAAAAACCTAATACATTTGGGTTTGGTACTACTGCCGCCCACGATGCTATCCAATCCCAAAACTTCTCGACAGCATGACCTTTAAGCCGCCATTTTGAAGTATCGCCGCCATCGTGAACAAAGAATGTTGCAAGCATTTCAAAATATCCCATAATGCCTAAAAACTCGCTGTGATTGCCAAGTTCCATATAGTCATTAGGTGCAGGCGTTGCAGACCAACAGGAGCGAAACGGTGTATATTTAAACTCGTCAATTAACTGTGTTCTCACTTTTCCGATGCTGTTCTTTAATATTGAGCTTTCGTCAAGCGCAACGCTGCCGAATGATTTGCAATCAAAATTATGTAATTTTTCATAATTCGTAATATTGACTGCGGTATTTTTTATATCGGCTTGAAATTCGCATATATTTACTTCAACGCCGAATTTCTCACCTTGCAGTTTTGTTTGTTCAGCAACCGCAAGCGGTGCAAGAATAAGTGAGGGTTTATTACTGTACTTTCTTGTTTCGTCAGCCCATACAAGCTGTTGAATAGTCTTACCAAGTCCGCAATCCTCAAAGAAAGCACATTTACCTTTCTTTAACCCCCACTTAACAAGCATTTTTTGCCACTCAAACATATTGCTGTTAAGTTCATCAATATTTATATCAAATCCTGCATTTACAGCCTTTAACTGCTTAGATGCAATAAATTCTTGATAATTCATAATAATTGCCCGATGTGTGTCGGTCTGATATGTAGAGGTGGAAAGTCAACGCCTACTACACACATTGACTTTTTTGCGTATAAAAAAATAATTTGGAATTTTAAGATATCAGTATTAACGGAAAAAAATAGTTGCTCGAGGTATTCCTCTACTACATATAAAAACCACATTCATAAAAGAGCCGACACCACATCGCTTTTACCTTTCTTTAAATTTCCTGAATGTAAACGCATACAAACGGCTCGCCATCTGTGTAGTATTTTCCACAGCTGCACATAACTATTTGCTTATCATCGTTATAGGCAACACCATTTAAAGCATCAGCGATAATTTTTATAATGTTGTCAGCATCAGGCTTTTTTGTCGGATAGATTTTATTTTTTACCATCAGTTCACGATTTTTTCTGCTTGTCCTTTTTGGAATACTGAAAAAGGCATTTATATCAAGATAAATCGGTTTATCACCGAATGTTTTACCTTTGGCTTCATTTTGATAACTTAAAGCAACAAGCTTTTCGTATTCAGCCGTTGACTGAGGTGTATATGTATGAGTTTTTGTAACTCTCGGTCGAGCCTTTCCTTTAGGCTCACCGTCAATAAAAAATTGAATACTGTTCATTTACTTTTTCCTTTCAATTAAAAACTTCCGGGTCTTTGACATTGCCGTCCTTAATCGCCCATTGCAAAATAGTTTTAAACGGTTCTTTGCATTCGGAGTATCGTTCTATCTTCTTGCAATACTCATTAAGTGCACAATGACTGATAAGCGAATAAAGCTTATCGTATTCAGCAATGGTTAATACTGTACCGGGATAATATTCGGTCATTTCTTCTTTGTCATATTGCGACCAATCAAAGCTTGATTTTTCGCAAGTAAGTAAGTTAGTAAATATATCATTATTACATTCTTTCATTATTACATTCTTGTTTGTTGTTATTTGTTTGTTATTTGTTTGTTGACTGTTTGTTAGTTGATTGTTAGATTGAGTATCACTAACGCTTGTAAAATCTTGATAAACCGTGTAATTAAGCACTATTATCAATGTATTTTTGTTTGTTGATTGTTTGTTAATTTCGCCTGTTTTTTCTAAATGCTTTAAAGCCGTTCTTACTTGCTGTGTAGACAGTCCGTTTCTGCTTGCTATTGATGCAACAGAAGTAACGAGAGAGCCTCTTTTTATAACCTGTCCGTGCCAACAGTTATCTTGATGATTTGCATTTAATAACAGGTCGATAAAAACTTTAAAAACAACAGGATTGTCATACCATTCCCAATCAGCCAACTTACGATATAATTTAATCCAACCCTCCATAACATCAACTTTCTTTCATGTAATAACGCTTATACCTACAATGCTCTCCAAAGCGATTTATGCCGTTTTCCCATTCATCCGATATAGGATAGCCTTTTTCTCTCAATTCGCTTATACGCTTGCGTGGGTCGCCTATTCCGAGGTGTTCCTGAGCCTCTTTGACCGTTATGCTTCCGTATTCTTCAATATAACCAATAATTCTGTTTTTTTGCTTTGCTATTCTGCTCATAGTTTCACCTCTCAAAACGGTAAATCGTCGTCATCATCGACAATTTCTTCAAAGTCCGAACTGTCAGCTGTTGCATAAGTCTGCGGTGGTTGTGAAAACGCAGGATTTGTACCTTGATTTTCAGCCTTTGAGCCGCAGAAAGAAACTTTATTTGCAACAACCTCTACGGATTTTCTCTTATTACCGTCACGGTCAGTAAAATTGTTTGTTTGAATTGAACCCTCGACAGCAATCATTGAGCCTTTATGAAAATATCTGCTAACAAATTCAGCCGTCTGTCGCCAAGCAACTACGTCAATAAAATCTGCCTGTCTGTCTTGTCCTTGTGGCTGATAATTTCTGTCAACAGCCATTTGGAAACGGATAACAGAAATGCCGCTTGTTGTAGTTTTAAGCTCCGGCTCATAAGTCAATCTGCCCATAAGAACAACGGAGTTAATCATTTGTATTTCACCTTCCAAATCTTACATAAATATTCATCAAGCTTGATGCCGAAAACCTTGTATTTCTCGTCAAAAGACTTTTGCCCTATTCTATGTGCCTCGGCGTGTAAATCCCACCTTAACGGCATTACACGCATACCGAGATGAATAATATCTTTTCTGTTTCTGCCCATACCTACTGCATCCACATGATGAAGTTGTACCTTTGCTTTTTCGCCTGTAATACAGCAAGTCTTATTTGCAAGACAGCAGTAAATATACCTTGATATATCAGGGCTTCGCTCAATTAAGTTGTCTTTAGTCGGTATTCCCTCTTCAATGCAAAATTCGATAAGATATTCAAGAAAATCTCTCGCAACCGTCATTGAGCAATCAGAGAGTGAAAATTCTTTTTGCCCAGTTAAAGCAATATATGAATATTTCATAACCTGCTTTGTTTCATCAGGTGTATATCCTGTGTACTTTGCTATATCGTTAAAGGTTGCATAAATATGTTTACGCTGTAATGCCGATATGCTCCGTCCGTCATCAATACGGACAGAACATTCGGTTATTTGTCTTTTGTCGAGTAAGTAGGTCTTTTCAAACGGAACAATCAAGCTAAAGCTTTCATTTTCAACAATATCGGTGACATATCCGACTGCCTCATCCATAATGTCACCTATGCGAGTGGGTCGTTCTCAATATCGGCATTGCTTTCAACAACTGTTGTATCGTTCTCGCTCGGCGTTTCAACATTGCTTGGTGAAGAATTATCTTCTTCGTAGTCGCTGTCGATATAATCAACTGTACCGTCCTCATTAACAACAGCCATATCGCTGTCAAGTGCCTTTTGCATTTCAATACTCATAATGCCCCACTTACTTATAAGCTGACGGAGCATTGTTTTTCTTGCCATAGCATCAAAGTCTTTTTCCCAAAATGTATAGCCTGACTTTTTGCGATAACCCTTGGAATATTTGAGTGCAAAAGCCTCCATTTTGTTTCTGCTCCAATAAATCGACTTGATAAAGCCGTTATGATACCTAAACATTGCGTAGTAGCCGATTGTAGGGGTGTTTTCCCTCTCTTCCTCGTCTGTTATAAGTGACACCTTAATCTCTTCGTCAAGAGGGTTATAGGAAACGAGTTCGCCCTCTTTGATTTCAACTACATTAAGTCTTTCATAATAGCCCGAACGAATAGCAAGCTGAATGTAGCCTTTATAGCCGAGTTGAAACTGCGCAATTTTACCGTTCTTTGTATCGTAAGGAACAAGATAATATTGACCGAGCTGAGGACTTGGTGAAAGATTAAGTGTTTCTCCAAGCAAAGCTGCTGTGATAATCGAATTAGCATCACATTCCTGTAATGCAGGGTTAATTGCAACAGCCGAAGAGATTGCCGCAATAAACCTTTCTGCTTTTTTAGGGTTACCGAGTGTATTATTGATAAGTGCCTTGTACTTATCTTCCTGAATAGCTACGCTAAACTTTTTCTTAGTCTTAACAAGTGAATTTGCCATTATTATTCTCCTTTCGGCACATTGCCGTATTTGATGTTATATTGTGTTGTGAGTGCTTTCATAGCCTTGCGAAATTCCTCGGTTGTGTCATAAAAACGAACATCAATAGTTTTAGTTGCCTGCTGATTAACTACTTGTTTTGGTGGTTGAGGAAGCTGTTCCTGCACCGTTTCAGCCGTCGAAGTTATTTCTTCCTTTGCCGGCTCACTTTTATTCATTTTTTTGAGGGCATTTTGCCTTTCTTCAAATTCGTGCTTCTTTTGAAGAGCTGCCGACATATCAAGCGTTTCAATATAGGCATCAAGCATTTGCTCCTCGCATTCAAGTTTCATTGCCTTAATAACCTTGATGTCATTCTCAAACTTAAACACCTTATCTCTTATTTCCTGTTTGATTGTTTCAAGCTTACAGGTCTTGTTTTGCCATTTATTTGGAATAACTTTTTCAAGTTTGAGTACCTCGTAATAGTCAGGAAATTCTTCAACATAAAAGCTTGCAATTTCTTTTAGCTTTTCATCAACCTCTTTCTTTTCAAAGTCCTTAACCTGCGTATCAATGTTATTTACGCCTTTGTCGATAATTTCAACAAGTTCTTTGACTTGTTTTTCAAAGTTTTCAAGCGGTGAGATGTACTCTTTTTTCACCTCAACCTTTTTGTCATTTAAAGCCTTTTTGAGCTTATTAAGCGTTGCCTTGTCACTCTTTGCAGACTTTAAATCATCCTCGGTTACCGCAAGAGTTTCATAAGGCTTGATTTTTTCGGAAAGTTCAGCCTTTAACTCCTCAAAATTGAATACAATCGCATTTGGTATTGATTGCTTAATGTCAGTAGATAAATTAAATTCCATAATGTTTTCCTTTCATATTTCAGGTAATATTAAATTTGGTGATTTTTGAGTTTGAACACAGTTCCAAAACTCTTTTTCTTTATGTAGCAGATACTCCATATCTGCCTTGACTTGCTCATTGTCACGCTCAAAATAGTAATCTCTGACCGTATGGCGTAGCTCTGTACCTTTGTAATAACGAATATCGGCTCGTAAAATTGCGAAATCGTATCCTGTTGCAAGAAATTGATGCAATAATTGAGCATAGTAATAATCGGGTACTTGTCCGTTCCAATGCTCCCATTGACTTGATTGCTGAATGGTAGTTGTTTTAATTTCAAGTACGCCGTTTTTATTACCGCCGATAATGTGACCGTCTAAGGTTGCAAAAAGCCATGGCTCATTTGGTCTATTAGCAATCATTCCAAATTCGTCATATTCAACCATGTAACCCAGATAATCAAGCTCAAACAGCCCTCTTACAAGTTCTTCAGCTTTCTTGCCATACATAACGCAATCTTTATCGCCTATATCCTCAGGCTCTCGCTGTCCTGTTTTTTCTTGCCACAGTTCAACATTCGTTTTCCAAGGATTTACACCGATAATGCAGCTTGCCTCACTTGCACCTATACCTTTTTTGCGTTCTTTGAGCCATTCCTCACGATTTGTAGTTTTTTTCATATGTACCCTCTGCAATGCTCAGACACGCATACCAACCACTTTGTCTATCATCAAATATACAGTTATCAAATTCGCTGTATTCATCAATAAACGGCTCTGTGTACTCTTGTTTAGCTTCTTTTTCTTCAAGGTCGATTGCGAGCAGAAGAAATGCAATGATAATCATAATAAAGCCACAAAGCATTAGAACAGTTGTTATGAGTTGAATTAAAATATCAGTATCATCAACGATAAAACCAAGCATATATAAAGCACTGCCAACAATGCCGAAAAATATTCTTTTATTTTTATTCATCAAAATGCACTCCTCTCAACATATTGCGGTGGTAATAACAAGCTTGCATTATATCGCCTTATCATATCGTCGCAGGTATCGGTTTCCTTTTTCTGCGTTAAACAGTGGTTACGCAGCGGGCAATAATTACATCTTTCCATTTGTCTGTCCCCTTTCTTAACCATTATCTTCATCATCGGTTGTTAAAACAGGATGCTGAAAATACTCTTTAAAAGCATCAATCTCAACAAGTTTCTGTTTGCCATAATCACAAACAGGAAAATCTTTACGGCGAAAAATCCTTTGTACCTGTGGCTCACTTATTCCTGTAAGCTTTACAACATCTTTAATAGTTAAAAAGCCAAACTGTATTTGTACTTTTTCTGCCACCTTTTCAATTCGTTGCAAAACATCCAACAGTTCCTTAGCTGTTGCAAGTTCGTCAACTACATTTGTAGTAACTTTCATTTATAATCACTCCTTGATTTTTATTTTCAAGTGTGATACAATCAATTTGCGATAGGGTGTATCACACCTTGCCGGCTGTGTTTTTATGCAGTCGGCTTTTTTCATTTAACAGATTCGTAATTAAAGCACCATTCAAAGTATGGTTGCTTAATATCAATGTCATTTTCATTGCAATGGTCTACGGCTCTGTTAAAATGAACACAAAATTTACAGCATTTAATTTCTTCGTCCATAATGCACCCTCTTTTTTGTTCCGTTCGACACATTTTAAATTAAAATTTAAGAAAACAAAAATTCTTGACTTCGCTTAAAAAGACTGCTTAATGCACGAGCTTCAAGTGGAGAGAAATCATTCCAGCCTAAGAGCTTATCCCTGTAAGTTCTTGAAGAACAACCCAAATAGTCAGCCATATAATCATCTGAATATTTCTCATGTTTTTGGCAAGCTCTTAAAAAGACATACTCCCTATGCACTTTCTTTCTCTTTTGATTTATCTTTTGCATTTTATCACCTCCTACTGTGTCGTTCGACACATTTATATTATCACTTATTCGTGTCGTTGTCAACACAAAAGTCGCAATTTTTCCAAAAAATGTGTTGACAACTCGAAACATTCATAGTATATTTAAAGCAGAGGTGAGAAAATGTTAGGTAATAAAATTCGTGAACTTCGCAAAGAGGCAAAATATACCCAAGAGGAATTAGCACAATTACTTCGCTCAAAATATGGTTTAGGAACAGACAGAGCAATGATAAGTAAATGGGAAACAGGTTTTCAAGAACCACAAATCCACACATTAAAATGTATCGCTAATCTTTTCGGAGTAACTGTTGATGAATTAAATGGTGGCGTTATTTTAAACTCCCCTAATATATCAAATAGTAATATTGAATATGCCGTTATAGGAGATGTTGCAGCAGGTTTTGACAAAATTGCCATTGAAGATTGGTCTGGCGATAAAGTTGAAATTCCTGAATCGTTTTTAAAAGGTAGAAACAAAGATGATTTTTTTGTTTTAAAAGTAAAAGGAGACTCAATGTATCCTGAATATCGAAACGGTGACAAAATACTTATTTTAAAGCAAAATGCCATTGACTATAATGGACAAATTGCTGTTGCTATTTATAATGATGAATTAGGCACATTGAAAAAAATTGAATATAAAAAAGATAGTGTTAATTTAGTACCTATTAATCCTATATATCAACCAAAGGAAATCAAAGGTGACGATATCGAAAATATACATATCTTAGGAATACCTAAGTTGTTAATAAGGGAATTTGATGAATAATGCCAAGGAGGAATAACTATGGGCGCAAATGATGTTAATTTCAGATATTTAATAGAGGGCGCTTTCACCCATATAAACGGATTGCCTTTAGCAGACGGAACTATTGTAAATGCGTATTGGTGCAATGACCGAATAGTGTTCAAAGCAAACGGCAATGAATACAATTTACCATTCAGTAACCTAATGAATGTATGTATAAAAACTAATGGTGAAATATTAAATCAATATGAAGCAGGAAACGCATCCGAAGCGACTGCTTTTAATGAACTTGGAGCATTGCTAAGCGACAAAGCAAATACTGATAAAACAACACCATATTTAGTTTTTACATATAAGAGTAAAGACGGACAATCTACCAAATATGTAACACTTGAAATAAATCAATTTAATAATTCTACTGCAAACAAAATAGTTGATTATTTCGCCAATTTACCCCAAAGCACTCCAAAACCAACTCCTCCTACTCAGCCAACTGTAGCACCGACAATAACAGAAACACCACAAACACCTGTTCAGCAACCTGTTAAGCCTAAAAAGAAAAAACACGGTTGCTTAGTTACAATAATAATATTTGTTATTATCTGCGCTGTAATCGGCATAGTAGGCTCAAATGCAGGGAACAGCGAAAGTGCAAAAGCTAAAACTCAAATTGAGGCACTTGTAAATCAACCTTTGTCGGATGCTATGACAAAAGTTGATGAGTTAGGATATACGGCAAAATATTATTATGACAACGGAAAAAACAACAACGATTATACATCTTATGTAGAAGAAACGCTTTCTAACGATAAAAAGCAAATGAAGAAATGGGTTATTACCCGGTACAAAGACATCAATAAAGATGATAAAACCGTGACACTATTCATAAATACGAAAGAAAATGTTTCTTCCCAAAAGCAAGTACAAGAAGAAGCAAGCGCTCTTGAAAACCAATTAGGACACATAGAAGCTTGTCAAGCTGCGGAAGAATACGGAAAAAAGCAATATCCTTACGGCTTTAAATTGCACTATATGTCAGGTATGTACGGATATGCAGTAAGTGGTAAAAATAAAGACACTTGGAAAATAAAATGTACAGCAACAATTACAAATGCTTATAACGCATCACAAGAAGTTGACTGTGAATTTAAAGTAACAGGCACAAATGAATCACCTGAAATCGTTTCATTTGATGTCTATTAAAAACAATTAAATAAAAAAAGACCCCTATAACCTCGCCAAAGGTCATAGGGGCGATAGCAAAGTGTGCTATACACAATACTACCTCGCAAATAGTAGTATATCACACTCTGCTTGTTATTTCAAGTAGGGTATTTTTATACCCTTTTTTAAGGAGAGTGTAATATAATATGGCAAAAAATACATACGGAAACGGCTCAATTTATTTCAGCGAACAGAAAAATAAATGGGTCGGTCAAATAAAGGTTGGAATAAAGGCTGACGGTAAAATAAACCGCAGAACCGTTTACGGTAAGACAAAAAAAGAAGTAAAAGAAAAGATAAAGCGTATTCAAGCTGAGGTTATAACAGGCGTTTATAAACAACCAAGTGAGCTTACTATCCCTGACTTAGCAAATAATATTAATGATAACAAAAAAGCATTAAATCAAATCAGCGATACAGCATATCTCAGAAATAAATACACTATCAAAATAATACAAGCAGATAGTATTGCGATGATACCAATTCAAAAAATCACAGAAACGGCATTAAATATTTTTTTCTCCAAACAAACTCATTATTCAAATTCGGTAATCAAAAAAATATATGCAATGTGTAACCGAACTTTAAAGAAAGCAATTAAACTAAATATAATAAATAAAAACCCACTCGAGGAAATACAAATGCCAAAATCAATAAAATCAACAAGAAAAATTAAAGCTTTAACCATTGAAGAACAAAAAGAATTTATCAAAGCAATAAATGAGGATAACAAAGAGCCTTACAGAACCATGTTACTTTTGGAGCTTTTCACAGGTATGAGAATGGGCGAAATATGTGCACTTCCCCCCCATTGCATTTATTATAGTCATTCAATGATAGAAATAACAAAAACAATGACAAAGGATTCAAACGACAGAACAATCATTAACGATAAAACTAAAACTTACGCAGGACTAAGGCGAATTAAGGTTGATAATTCTGTTATGACCTTATTAAAAAGCTATATTGATAATTTCTTTGTAAAAAATGAATATGACTTACTTTTTATTAAAAATGAAAAATTAATAAGCACTAACCAAGTTAATGCTTACTATAAAAGACTGATAGAACGATATAACATTTCCGATACAAAAGGTTGCAATCAACACCAACTTCGCCATACTTACGCAACACGAAGCATTGAAAGCGGAATGCCTGCGAAAGTATTGCAATATAGATTAGGTCACGCAGATATAAGCGTAACTTTAAATACATATTGTGACGTATTCAATGAGTTTGAGGATACCTATATTGATAAGACACAGGACTATCTTTTCTCCCAAGGAATTGCCATATAAAAACAATACAACTTGCCTCTAAAAAAGGTTGCATTTGGGTTGCATTTTCTGTTGATTCCAACATATTTCTTGTTAATTTGAAAAACAAGTAAATCCTTGAAAAGTGGCTTAATCAGAGGGTTTGCAGGTTTTCGGATAAAAAACAAAGGCTACTGAAAAGTAGCCCTATTGGTCGGAGTGACAAGACTTGAACTTGCGGCCCCTAGACCCCCAGTCTAGTGCGCTACCAACTGCGCCACACCCCGATATTATGGTGCGGGTAACAGGACTTGAACCTGCACGGTTTCCCACAAGATCCTAAATCTTGCGTGTCTGCCAATTCCACCATACCCGCATATTTGACTTTGATATATTAACATACCAAAAAAATAATTTCAATAGATTTTGTCGTTTTTTTATTTTTTTCATATTATATATTACGGCATAAAAGCCGAATATATGAAAGGAAAAAATATAATTATGAGCTGTAACAACAGAAATCTCAGAAATTTAGATACGAATATTTATTCTTCTTCAAACGGTTGCTGTGACACCGATTACGAAGTTAAAATGGTAGAACGCTTGATACCCTGCTATGTTTATCCTCCACGTCCTATGCCGCCGTTTGAGCCAATACCGCAGCCTCCTCGTCCACCTGTTCCTCCTTTTTTGACACCGACTGCTGCTTATGCTCTGTTTTATAACAATTCGGCAACAGGCGCAACCTACGCTGCCGGAGAAAACATTGCTTATCAGTCAACTCTTTATAATACTGCCACGGCAGATATCGTCAATAACAACGGACTTATCACACTTTCAGGCGGCACAACAGGCAAAGCATATCTTGTAAATTATCAGGTAACAGGTGAAACGGCTAATGATGCAACATTGGCGCTTGCAATTAACGGCACGGTTGATTCAAACAGCGAAATTATTCCTAACAGTGCAACAGGAACCTCAAACGGCAGTTATATTGTAAATGTTCCTGCAAACTCAACCTCTACAGTTGCTTTAAGGGTTGTATCGGGCACGGTTACTACCGCCTCACCTACTGTCGGTTCGTATTTATCTGTAATAAGAATAGCTTAAACCTATTCGGGTATGGTCATACCATACCTTACATAAACAGTATTGACAATTAATTAACAATATGATATTTTAAGATTAAATAAGGAGGGACAAGCTATGTTTTTTACCGCTAACGACAGCATTAAGCTTAATATGAGCCGTGACGACGCAATTAAGCTTTTTGAAAAAACGTTTTACGATATGCATAAGGCAGGATATACGCTGTCCACGAGAATAATACATACGGATTATAACGGAAAAAAATTCACCGGCTTCATAGACGACAGCGGAAAATATATCGCACGGTATATCGGCAATGTTGAAAACGACAGATATTACCGCTCAGCCCCGCTAAGCGAAGTAAGCTTTGACGGTAATGATAAAAGTTCAACTGTCAATATAAAAGTAAAATCAAAATATAATGCTTTTTATTTTGCATTAAGCCTTTTACTATTGATTGTTGCAGTTGTTCTTTTAATCGTTATGTTCAACACCACGCTAAAAATTCCTTTTATATTCATAACCGCCGTTGCGGTTGTAATAAACTGCGTAGTTTTAGGAATAAGTAAGAAAAGCGTTGAGGACGTATTAAGTGAATTTTATTATATTTTTAAATATAACAATAACTAAGAAATCCCGCAAGACAGATTAAACTGCCATTGCGGGATTTTTATCATTTATTCTTAATTTGCTTATATCGAGCATAGCTTATAGGTTCAACTCTCACACTTTGGTCAATATCGTAAAAGTCTTTATATCTTGTTTCCCACATACCGTACCACCTGAAAAGCCTTGGGGTTGTGCCCTCGGTGTAATATTCAAGGTATGCCGGATAATGAGGGAGATAGACTGTTTTATTGCCGGATTCAATCTGAGCGCTCACAAAAGAATTTCTCTCATTTTCAAATGCCTTTACCTGAGTGTATTTAACAGTATAAAATACAGAACCTATTGCCACACCGATAATAACTAAAGCGTATACCGTCTTTTTCACCTTATCGCTGTTGACATAATTTTGCATAATAAATTTCATCAACTCGCACGAATAAAGCATAAACATAATATAAGGCGGATAAAAACAACGACCTGTTACGGGAGAAACGACAAGAAGCGGAACAATGAGTACGCTCTCTGCCAAAATCGGCATTACCGCTTTAAACGCTCTGTCTTTATCTTCGTATGCCGCAAGCGGAACGACTATCAAGCTGATAATAAAAATCGTTGCTAAAATACATCTGATAACAGTCACAGCGGGAGACGTAAATGTTCCAATGGGAAAGCGAACATATTCTTTAATAAAAACAAATACTGTATATGCAAAATCAAAAATCACGCAAGAAAACAAAAAGCGTTTTTTGCCCTTATTTAATTTAAACTGCTTTGATATATTAAGCACAATTGTAAAAAGCATAATGCTTATAAGAATATTAATTAAAGCATTGCTTTCAACCGAACGTGTGCAAACTCTGTCAATACTCTTAATAAGCCAAGAAAAAAAGCTTTCATTTTCCCCTGCTACGCTTCTATAGCTGTCATTACCTGATGAAATAATGCCGTAGGCTGAATTTGAAAACATTATTGCCGCACCGCAAATATTTCCCAAGAAATTAAACACGTGAACTCTAAAAAACGTTTTAAACTTGATGTAAGAATAAACAATAACACCTATTGACACAACAACATTCATTATAGTTACGTGTTCCATAAACAGGTTACCGCACAAGCCTATAACAAATGAAACGGGAATAAGCCATTTTTTATATTTCGGCATATCCTTATCAAATATATTTTTCACAATAACAAGATAAAGCAATGTCAAAGCAATCGGCGGAATATAATTAGCAAGACCGGAAGCCCAAGCCATCGTCTGCCTCAATATATTTGTCGGCATTATAACAAGAAGGAATAATACAAAAAGGAAATAAAACAGCTTGCCGTCACCAATATATTTATAAATCAAATAAATAACAGAAAACGAAACGACAGCCATTCCGATTGTTTTTATAAAATTAGATTTAGTCAAAAGTAAAATGAGCAAGTTTCCAAGATATCTGCCGTTATATCCTCTAAAATGGGATGCAAGCCTTTGCGCACCGACAGAAGCGCCCCAAGCCCAATCATCACTGCAAAACGGAATTGTTGACATTATGTAAACAAAGCCGAAAAATGCAAATAAAATAACTATTAAATTAATCCATTTTTTCTTCGTCATAATTTAACCTCTCTTATATCCGAGATAGTATAATATCACAAACAAACTAAAAAATAAATAGTAAAATAGTAAAGATTTAGTAAAAAACAGCTCAAAAAAGCAAATTTGCTTTTTTGAGCTGTTAAATGCACTAATTTTTTCTATCGTTTATGCTTTGATTAATTGCGGTGAAA